AATCAGACCGTTGCTATCTCTGAGAAGCTTCTTATATTTTCCTTGAAGCTCACCAATTTCTGAGCAGAGGCCCAACAGGGGATACACGACGGCATCTGCGTCAGAGTAAATGGCAGTCTTTCCTGCCTGTGTTTGATAATCGTCAAGATCCATATTCTTCTGCCTCTATAATTTTATTGATGTACCACTGGGCCTTTTTTAGATCCTCAATGGGGTTTGATTTGTACTGGTGCCGCCAGAGGTATTTGAGAGCATTCCCTTGGCAGTAGGACTTGAACCCGTCATGTCCGAGGGCGGCGTAGATAGCCTCAATGCACTCGATGCCGGATTGATTATAATGCGGGGGGTTGTTTACATTATCTGCCATCAGTTCTTCCTATTGAATGGAATTACTTTGCTCTCAGCGATGGCCTCTTCCAGTTCATCGGCAGGCTCAAAAGCCATATCCATTTCCGATTGCTCTATGAGCATGTTGCCCAAGGTCACGAAGAAGTATGGGTTGTTCTGGATCATGTAGCCGATGCCCTCCATCAGAGCCTCGTAATGGTCGGCTTCTTCATCCGTTAGGTTGTCACGGATATTGCTGAACGAACTCATTTTGAAGTTGTCTTGGTCCTGCGGCGTTACGAATAAACCACAAGCAATTGGATCTTGTTCTGTCATTTGTTTTTTCCAATCATTTTGAAAAAGTGTTCTGCATCCATCAGGACTAAAGGCTTCTGCCGGTCTGCCTTGATGATTGCGATTGGCTCTGCTTTGGGTGGGCAGTTGGCTTCAGCTTGCTCCATGAATTTGTACGCACTGATCTTGTTCAGAGCCTTACATTCGACGGAGTAGGGAAAGAGCTTCCTAGCAGCGGGGGACAGTTGAACGTCTTCCCCGCCTTGGCCCATTCCAGTGGAACGGACATCGTCTGGTTCCAATTTAGGAAACAGTGCTAGAATTTTATCTCTTACCCATTGCTGGTGACGCCGCCCCTTTGCCTTTGCAGACTGAGGTTTTATCGCCATGCTTAATCCTCAATGAACCAGTAGGATGGGGGTGACTTAGCCTTAGACATCGGGTGAGGCTTGTGTTCCGCTTCTGGATAGCAAGCTTTCGTGAAGTCACAGAAATTGCAGGCCATAGGCAAACGCTTGAGGCCCGTAGGCTTACGATTGAACTTATCAGGGATAGGATCAAACTGACGATCTAGAGGGGCACCACTGGTGACCTTTTCTACTGTGCTTTTCATCTTAAATAGGTTGTAAGACTTCTCAGCGGCAGACACATCAGCCTCCACCACAAGCATGGCACCTGTCGATTTGTTCACAACAATCCAACCGCCCAGTTCTTTATCTTGGGCTTGGGCGTAACCGGTAAGCTGACCGATGTAACCGAATGGATCGTCCTCTTTAAGAGCCTCGTAACCGTGTGACCACTTCTTGTCGAAAGCGAAGGGGCTGCAAGACTTAACGTCATAGATCTTGTGATCTATTTCGATATCGTCCTCACCTTTAATAGTGACACCGTCAAAGTCCATTTTAACTAGGTTCTTGCCGCCAGTAATATTGACCTGTGCGACCTTCAGAAGGATATTAGTAATGCACTCAACTGCATCGCCGATCATCATCTGAACCTTGAAGTTCTTGGACTTACGTTTCTGTTCAGAACCCATTGCACCATGTTGAAGCTGGCACAGTGGTTTCCCGATGTTTGACATCCGCAGACGAAAAGCTCTGTCTTGCGGCGTAAGCTGCTTGCGAAGAGCCGCCTTAAACTCTTCGCCAGCCTCTTCTATCCAACTGTCTTCAATGGTTAGACCATCAAAATCATCGTTGGATAGTTTGTCATTAAGTGCATCCAGTTTGGACTGCAGCATCAGGCTACATCTACAAAGTCGTTGTCGAGACTGTCTTCGATGTTCAGCGCATTCATTGCCTTATTGTTGAGAGAACCTTCTTTGATAGCCTGAAAGTATTTGGCATCAATATCTTGGTTTTCTTTTTTGATAGTCTGGGCAAAGACAGACATCGTATCAAACACCTGCTGTGTCATATCCAGCTTCTTAGACAGATCAACTTTGTAGGTAGGTGTGTACCAAACAACGGAGCCGTTCTCGTTGTAATCGGCACCCATTTCAGCCTGATACTCATAGATATTAGAACCTTTGGGTAGGTTCTTCATGAAGCCGTTCCAGAAGCCACCAAACGTGCTGTTCTTGTGGAACATGATGCAAGGCTGGTTCTCAATGGAAACCTTCTCGCCATCGGCTGTCACACCATCGTAGCTTACAAGACCACGGGTCACACGATGCTTCATAGCCTTGTAGACCTTTGCATCAGTGTATTCCATTTCCTGCAAGGTCTCCCATGAAGGGTAACCGCAGGCGATACCACCTTTGATATCACGGGCTTCGTCACGGGGGCCTGGGATGGCGATAGACTTGTTCACCAGTGTGCGCTTGCCGTCGATTTCATCCCAGTGGAAGTACTGGAGGTGTGTGGCCAAGGGGCGGAACATAACAGTTTCGCTGTACACCTTCTGATCCATATTGGTCAGGAAGTAGTTAGCCTCTGGTACAGGTTTCTTTGTATCCTTGTCACGGGAACGTGAATTAATACGTAGCTCTGGGACACGAGCAATCGCCCCGCCAGTTCCGCCTGTTACCTGTGTGCCTAGCAGTTCGTTCATTGCCTGTAGGTCGTTTTGATTTACATTTGTAAGATCATTCATCTCGATTCGATCCTCTATTAGATGGACTTATAATATGGCATTACTAAGTGGCACGAGTCAATCATATTCAGCTTGATCTAGCCAATTTTTGCCACGAGATGTTTCGATCTTTAAGGGCAGTATAAATTCATAGCTCCAACGCTCTTTTGCTTCATCAGTGACCTTCTCCATAGCCCACTTCAGAACGTCTTTGACCTGCTGTTCTTCATCAGGATGTGTGTCCACCACGATGGAATCATGCACAGTCAGAACAAGCTTAGAGCGCAGGTTGTGTTCTTTGAACTTGCGGAAAGCACGTATGCAACTAAGTGGCACAATATCGGCGGTTGCTGCCGACTGCACAGGGTAGTTCACCTGTTGCGTGTAGTTCTTTGTGCGTCCATTTCTACGCCGTTCCTCATTAGGCCAGAAGAACTGACGCCCAGAGAAGATCTGGATATGGCCATTCTTGAGTACGCCATCAGTTAGCTTTTTGTGGTACATCCCAAGACCTTTGTAGATGTTAAAGAACTCACTATAGTAGCGTTTGATATGCCCTTCATATTGATTCCCTGTCGAACCAAAAAGGGGTGCGAACGAATGGGCCTTGGCTAACTGTCTGTTTTCTTTAGATATTTCAGATGGATCACACTCATTGATGATGGCTGCTGTCTGCTTGTGCAGGTCTTTACCTTCCAGAACATCTTTAATGATCTGTGGGTCACCAGAAAGCTGTCCTGCCATAACAAACTCTAGACCGCTGAAGTCGCTCTCAATTATGAGGCCGTCTTTAAAGCGGCTAACCATAGCCTCACGAACAGGGAAACCCCGCTTTGGCATGTTCTGCAGGTTAGGTGCAGTAGAAGACAATCGGCCTGTAGCAGTGATGCACTGGTTAAACTGTGCATGCAGAATACCGTCTGGTCGTGTCCAAGTTTCAATACCTGCAATAAAGCTGTCTAGGTACGTGCTGACGGCACTTAGCTCCGTCATAAGCTCTAGGAACTCGACAGCCTGGTGGTTTCGCTTTCGACGTGCCTGTTCAATCAGAAGCTTGATAGTATTCTTATCTGTCTTGAAGCCGTTAAAGCTGGCATCGTTTGGCCCAACAGGATTCAGCTTTAGACCCGCCACCTTACCGTTTGGTACGTAGAAGGCTCCAACACCCTTACACTCTGGGCATTTGGACAGGTTCTTGTATGCTTCACCTTGAACCTTGTACTTTTTACCCAGCTTCTGACGTGTAACTGACTTGTACTTCTGGATAAGACCACGTCCATCACAACGGTCACAGCACATTACATCCGTCTTATGAAGCACGGTAGTGTTTGACCGATACGCATCACTGAACTCCTTGCGGTTCATGCGTGGTGGATAAAGCGGCTTACCGGCAGCATTAGTGCCAATGTTGAACATCTGTACGTGACGCTCTTTATTCACCAACTTACGGGAGTATATGATCTCCGATCTATCTGTACCACTTGCAAGGTTGTATGGCTTATCACCCATCACCTCTTCTGTGATTTCATCCAACCTGTTATTACAAAAGTTATAACGCTCCCGAAAGTGTACTTCGATCTTACCTAGTGCATCCTTATCGATCTTGACGCCGTTGCGCTCAATCTCAACCAAGAACAGAAGCATCTGGTTCATCAGGGTGACAACGCTCTGCATGCTATCGTTCTCAGGTTTTGCGTAGTCCTCTTGCTGCGCCTGATATATCTCAGAACAGGACACTACGTCTGCTTCTGCGTACTCTAGGACTGTCTCCCAAGGCATTGCCTCAAAACCTGTCCCACTTTTAAACAGTTCGTCTACAAGATCAGATTTCTTGCGAGTAACGTCTCGACGTTCCGCTGTAGCTTTAAGCGACAATTGCTCACGCTGACCTTTAGCGAGAACGTATTCACCAATCATCGTGCAGTAGACTTCTGCTGGGATCTCAAACCCCATCTCCATCAGCCACATCACATCGAACTTAGCGTTGTGTGCAACGATCACATCAGCCTGCTTTAGAGCCTCATGCAGAGGCGCTGGGCTGTCAGGGATGGGTTTATCATTGTGGTGGAATACAAGAGTTTGGACAGGCTCACCTAGCCAGCAATAGTGTGCAGATACGCACCTGTTGTCTGGGTTGAAGGGGGAGTTGTCTATTTTGCCATCAAATCTTTGTACCGTTGTTTCTAAATCTAAAATTAGTATCTTCTTCATTTCATCCGCCCGTAGAATTTTGTTGTTATTGTTGGGTCGTGCCGGTCAAACAGGTGCCAGCTACAGTTGTCCTTGCCCGTGGTGTTATCGAACCACTTGACCCGCCCCACGCTGACGACTTTGCGAAGGCGGGGGAGGAAATGTATTGACTGTTTTGTGTGAACCCAGTCGCTATCAAACAGCAGCCAAGTAGGCCGCAGGTCTGAGAAGGCTTCGATCATCGGGTGTAGGATCTTCCGATCCCAAGGTGGGTTTGTAATTATTACATCCGAAACATTTAGATGCTTCTCCTGCAACAGAAGGGCGTCTAGCCGCTCTATCCCCACACCCATCGGCTCTATGTCGTAAGCCTCAGAACATGTGCAGCCAGCTTCGATCAGTGACTTGATCAATGCACCATCACCAGCACAAGGTTCACAGAAGTACTGAACGTCTTGAAGGTGCGGTATCAATGGCATTACGGCTGCGGCGGGGGTCTTATAGAAATCCCGTGGGAGCCTTTCGAAATCAGAACGCTTACCCATTACACTCTCTCCTGATTATTCAGCATAACGGGACACCTCTGGTTGGATGTTGCAGTAGATGGCACCGTGGAAACCGGAGAGCTTGTTCTTGGATATGTACAAACAACGCTCAGTTT